TTCCGTGATAAGCTTTGGACTCAAACACCACAACTGAACCCTGTTCTGTTAATGGTTTTGTTGGCTCTTTAAACCCACTGTACATTTCAAATTCACCACCCTCAAAGTCTTTAGGATCACTAAGTAACACAGATACTGATAACTTTCTAATTGGAGCAACTTCAAGTCCGTCATAAACTAAATCTTGATGATATTGAAGGCGGTCATCGACTGCGTATTGAACAAATTGCATCTGTTCGTGTCCTGTTATTTCATAATGAAACATTGCATCATTAGCTTCATGTGCAAATCCATATATAAGTTTTGTAGCTAAGTTACTAGCACTGACCAAACGAATAAATATTCTTCCATAAAGTTCCTTTTCCTGAGTGCCTCTATACCCTTCAATATTACTGCAATCAGCAATGATTCTTTCACATTCTTCTTTAGGTATTATTTTATCCCAACTCCAATAACGTGACATTAATCAGTTACTTCCTCCCATTGTGTATTTTCTTCGTCCCAAGTATAAAACTTGTCATCATCAGGATAAGTAACTGGTGCGTTCCATTGGCAAGTATCGTTGTCTAACGTCCAAGATGGGTAAGGTTGTGGCTCATAAAAAGCATCTTTTGTCGAATCATAGGTGTATCCTATGCCAGCATAATTTTTTCTTAATGCGACACCGCCATCGGGAGTATTAGAGTTAGGAGCGTAATGCACACCACCTCTGGTGTTGTATGAAGTTTGCACCCAGTTACTTGCATCACCGACTGCACCACTATCTATATACTCTTGTTCGATAACTAGAACCCTTTTAACTATATTATCTGAATTTATTTCTGCAAAGTGACTCATAGTTTATTCCTAGTTTTGATATTTATATCGGACAATAACTATCCCAGAACCGCCCGTACCGCCACCTGTGCTTCCACCGTAACCACCACCGCCACCTGATCCTGTATTGGTAGTTCCATTAGAACCTGAAACTGATGGGTACCAACCCGCATTACCTCCTCCTCCACTTCCACCAGTACCGGGAGGGCCACCGCCACCAGGGGAAAAAGCTGCACCTCCACCCCCACCTGCTCTAGTAATACCACTGCCTGTAATTGTAGAAGCAAGACCATTACCACCATCACCGGGAGTAGCTCCACTAGCATTTTGACCAGCTGCTGAAGCACCGCCACCTCCACCTCCTGGTATTGCATTTCCTGCCACAAGCCCATAGCCACCAGCATAACCCTGACCAGAAGTACCAGAGCCACCCGCACCACCATAAGTTCCACCACCACCCGATCCTCCTGAACCTCCAACTGGATAACCACCTAAACCGCCACCATTTGAAGATATGTTAATCATACCTGCTGGAAGAGAGCTATTTGACCCAGTGCTTGAACTAACACCACCTGCCCCTACAATTACACTGTGAGAACCTGTGCCACTAAAACTTCCAGTAGACTCACTTCCACCACCACCACTAGTATCTGAAGAGTGTTTTGTCCTATAACCGCCCGCTCCACCGCCACCACCCCAATTAATTCCACCTCCCCCTCCACCAGCTACAATTAGCCAAGTATAAGAAGCATCAGTCCCAACATTGGTTATTGCAAAAGTTCCAGAGGAAGTAAATGAATGTATTTTATAATTTCCAGAGGTAGTTATTGAGTTTCCACCAGTTGCCGTTGTCCAAGTTATATGTTCCCAAGTAGCACCACCACAAATTGATGTTACATTTGCAGCAGTAGTCCCATTAAATGTCGCTATATTATCTTCTGCTATTCCATTAACTGTTGCTAGAGTTGGCATAATTGTTCCTTAAGCTAAAGTGACGTAGTCAGATGAAGGATTAAAAAATATCATATCAGCGTGAACTGCAAATCCAACCGTTCTAACAGTATCACCGCTACCACTAGGTTTAGTATGTGTAATTTCACCATCGGTAGTACCCATATAAACAGGTTGTCCCGGTGTAAAATTCCAAAGACTAGCATCCTGAATAAAACTACCTGGTAAGGCTACATTCATAAGTTCCCCATCGTTTTTCACTTCCAATGCAACGCCTAATAAATTAATAGCTGCAGCTGAAGTAACATCTGCGTCAGCTTCTTCCCACCTACCAGCACTAGAAAGATAAACTAAATCCATTAATGTTGTAGTATATCCTGCAGCAAAAGTAGTTGTTTGTGGGCCGTTAGCTGTATGATCTACTGGCGCACCACTAAGAGATAAAGCACCATCCTTCCCAACAGCAAGATGTTCTCCATCAATACTGGCTGCTGCATAATGCTCCGAATCTATAGCATCATCAGCTATGTGGGCATTATCTATACTTCCATCCACATAATGTTCTGAATCTATAGCATCATCCGCTATATGGATGTTATCAATACTTCCATCTACATAGTGAACACTATCAACGCCATTTTCTATAAGAGTTAGTACTTCCCCAGCAGTTTGATCAGCAGTAGCACTAGCTTCAATAGCATCTAATTTAGTTTGATCAGCAGTTAAGAACGTGCCCGTAGTCGCTTTGACTGCTGTAATACCAGCCAATTCACTATCCATTAATGCACCTGCTGCGGTTACAGTAGTGGCATCAACTGTAGTACCAACAACAGCCGTACCATCAGCCTTAGTGTAATTTACACATTGAACCGTATTAGCACCAGTTGAAAAAAACTCTGCAATATCACCAGCAGCAGTTGTAATATTTGCTTCACCCGGCAAATCCAAATTGGTAGCATGATGGGTCATTGTTAACGCCCCATCAAACTGAAGAGTGAAGTGCCGGTTAGCGGCAACAGTAAAAGCTGCAAAGCTAGTCGTCCCAGTTACATCAAAATAATCTCCGTCAGTATCTATAACAGTAGGCGAAGCGGAAGCTATATCGCCACCCTTATATCCAGCCTCAAGATCTTCAGCAAAAGCATTTAATAGTTCTGCTGTCATTCTAAGCTCAACAGGAATACCGCTAGAGTGACCACCTGATACAGCAACACATGTACAAGTAACCCCAGAAATAGCAGTAACTTTAACTACTTCATTGGTTAGAGATACATATGTCCAGTCTCCTGCAGCTAGTACAGGAAAAGTTGCAGCTGAAGCTAGATCAAAACTAGTGGCTCCACCTGATATTGTTGAAGCTAATGTTGTATATGCATTATTCGTAAACTTTACGCCCATAACTGTACTCCTTTAAATAATGGGGGGTTATTAAGATATAGTGATAGTCCACGTAATAGTAATTGAGTCTGATGCCCCTTTATTAACTACTGAGAATACAGTACGTGCAAGCATATCACCAGCTGAAGCAGCATCAAAAAGACCAGCTTCAGTAATAGCACCTGTACCATCACCAGATGCCCAAGTACATGCATATGCAATTGTGTTAGTTGAAACAGTAGTACTTGTTAAAGCATTTCTGTCAAGTTCTGTAACTAATGTAGTATTTCCAACGGCCGCTGCGGTACTACCGGTACCTAATGCCATATGTGTCATTACTGTGTTCGCATTGTTCATTCTATCAGCTACCCAGCTTTTACCTGCCGTTACTACTAAATTATTTGTTTCTTGAACTACTACACCATTTAGTGAAATACTTAGTGCACCTGTTAATCGTAGATCATCGTTAACCATTTTTAAAACTCCTAGTTTAGTGTTACATTATTTAACGATACGCCTGCTGCATTCAATACCCTGCCCGAAATCTTAGTAAGGCTTATTGAATCAGAGACAGTCGTCACATTATTTACTATATTAGTGGTGGCATTGCCATTTAGTAAAAGAGATAGCATTTCCGTTCCGTCTTTATTTAAGAGTAAATCATCGTTTACTACTATATTGTGCGATACATGAATTTTTGCATTTAGTAGCAGAGTATTTAGCGATACGCCTGCTCCATTCAAGATCGCACCTGAATTATGACTTAGGTTTATTGTATCAGAGACAGTCGCTGTATCGCTACTATTTTTGAAAAAATGGTCGGCCAGTACTTCTGACAGACTTAGTGAATCAGTATAATCAGCTAATGACAGAAAAATTGAATCCGTACAACCAATTGAGTCAGACGCGCCTTTACCTAAACTATAGTTATCAGCATCACTGAATGTAAAAGCGTCTGTAAGATTTTTACCTGGTGTCAGTGCTGCTATGTCTGAGATACCAAAAAAATCAACCTGATCATTACCTTTAGTTAACGCAAACTGGGAGTTGCTCGCATTTAATACACTTGTATTAAGTATAAACGTACCCAGTGGATTAGTTTCACTATCTGTTAATACAATAGGGTCATTAAAGTTTCTGACGTAGTCCCAAGTTTGGGTAACTACGTCACTCATACTATAACTATCAGCTGCAGCATGTCCATACAACAGCCCGATAATATCCGACATCGTAGCAACATTACCTTTAGTTCCAGTGTAATCTTTGTCTATTAATACCCCATCATCTACAGCGAAACCATCTGCTATAGCTTTAGTTATCGCTCTATAGGCTGTATCTGAAACAGTAACGCTATCTGAAGGTACTTTAGATGGATGTACTGCTGCAACATCCAGTAGTGCAAAGACGTCACTTAATGCTGGTTTTACTATTGCAAATTCATGCGAATCAGCTAAAGGAACTGAAAAATAAAATTCCCTATTTTTACTATCGTACTCTAGTACGATCTCTACATCAGCATTAACATAACTAACATCTGCAGAAATTTTAGAACTCATTAGAAGTCAGCCCTTACTTTAAATTTCAGTCTATCAAATAAAGTTAAGACGCCTCCAGCAGTATAATTTAATGAAATTTCGCCTTCATAAGTACCCGCAGCAACATCCAAAGTCGTAGCACCCCATGGCATATAACATTTTCCATTTGTAAACGGCGCAACTTTTATACAAGTCATCGTATCTAAAACAGTTGTAGCACCTAAAGCACGGAATTTTACTGTAACGGAGGGATCGGAAATATCAATGACAGCCCATGTAGTTGAGTCGTCAGGGTCTAGAGTTAGACCGGCTGCAGCGGTGGTGTTATCTTTTAATGTTAAGTTGATCTCTGGCTTAGTATCACTAGCCACGAGATTAATAGTTTCATAGTATGCCATTGTTAACTCCTTAGGAGGTTGTTCTCAGCATTGGCAATGTTTGCAGGTGTAGAATACTATAATACTTTATAAAGTCAAATTAATTATACAAATCCATTATCCTCTAATTTAGTATTAACTTCTATTTCGTTATTACCCCACATGCCAGAATTAATAAGTTGCTTACAGCTAGCTTCATACCGCAAATAATAAGTGTTATTTTCGTCTTTCATATCTCCACTAGTAGTAACATGTGCTTTATACGCGGAGTAATTTAGTAGTGCTTCTGTGTATACTTCATTAATTTTTAAATCTGTGTAAGTTGTTTTAGCTTTTTTTGGAGCTGCTGCATATTTTAGAAGAATTTGAGTACGCTTCGGTGATTCTGCATCTGTGCCTTTAATAACTGCTTTAAATGGTTCAGGTATAAGAATAGCTACATGCTGATCTACTTTTTGTACTAGCTTTACTGAATCATCTTTAATAGCTACCTCTACAAAATCTGAAGCATAATATGCGTAAATAGGAACAAGAAAATCCGAAGGTAAAGTAAACTCTTCTCCGTCTAATGGATTGTCCATTTCATACGTTTTTATCATTAAATGAAATCGTTTGTGTAAAGCTAAGTTAGCTAAATTTACATAATTAATAAATTTATTTTGATTAACTACTTGTACTGCAGAAGGCGATGGGCTTGGGTTAGAAGACATGTCACCAACACTAGCAATAGCAAGCTTGCTGCATTCTCCAGTAGTTAAGTAATCAACGTATTCAGAAACTTTCATAACATCTCCTGTTTACTAATGTATATAAGTGCTTGTTCTGTTCGTTCATTTTTTATTTTGTCAAAAGTTTGTCGTATTGTAAATGCTCTTATATTATTGGGGCAACAACACTGGTATTTCCACAATGCTTCACATTTTACACAGTACCTTGATTTTATTTTCAGTTCTTAATTCCTTTAAAAAGGAGGTAGGCAAGAGTGCCGAAACCCTTACCTACCCAGGAGGACACAACAACTCGCCGAGAAACGAGCTGACGTGAGTAACTAAACAAAATAAGAACTATCCCCTACTTTTCTAGTAGTACTATCACCCCACATAGTTGAGTTTTCTAATTCGTCATCTTCCGGTGCTTGTGGTCCTACTTCACTTGGCTTCCATGCATTTAATTCTGCTAGCATAGTAATCGTATCTATCTGATCATCATGTTTACTTTTAAACCCCTTAAGAGTAGCTAAAGATAACTCAAAAAGCAACTCTACAAGTTCCTCACTATCTTTTAATTCTTCAGGCAACCATATTTTTTTAGATTTAAATAATGGAATAGCATTCTGCTGAAATCTACTCATTTTATCTTTAGTCGGCCTAATGCCTATTGTATTACTATTTCTTCCTTTAGACAAAGTAAAATAATTATTACGTTGTCCCATTTCATTTTGGATCCAGCTAATAAACCCACCTTGTTGTCCGGTAGTTTCAATACCTACTTCCTGTGGTCTATATTCCTGAACTAAACGAAATAACTCATCAATAGTCTTATCCATTAGTGCTCGTTTACAAAATCCATCTACCCAGAGCCAATCTCCATTGTTGTTATACGCCCATACATTAATTACACTAAAATCAGCATGCTCTTTATCACTAGTAGCGAAATCAGTAGTAATATAAAAATTATAAGAATCTTTACTTGTTAATACATTACTGCGCTTATACCAAATTATATCTGAATCATTAATCAATCTTTCTTCAGGAGATGTAATACGTAACATTAACTCCTGATTAAATGAATCTAATTTACCAGCACCTTTAGATTTAAAATACTGATTATTTACATAGTCAAAACTAAACCTATCTTCCCAAGCACCTTTAAACTCTTCACGAGAGCACGGAAATGCCTCACACACCGGATATACATTAACGTACCAGACACCCGATTCAATTGCCTTGTACAAAGGATCTTTAGCATTAAACGGAGTTCCAGACCAAATAACTTTCCTCTTATTAGGATGTAACGCATAGTCAATGGCCGAGTAAACAGTATTTTCCACATTCTCGATAATAGTCGCAGATCTAGCATCTTCATCTCCTAGTAAATCATCAAGTACTGCAAGTTGCGGTCTCGTATTCAATTCAACCGTACCACGAACACCTGTTTTAGCACCATGACCTGTAACAACAAACTCCTTACCTTCAGCATTCTTAAAATACCATCTAATGTCTGTAAATCTAGAAGTAGTAATGTACTTCTTTAAAAACTCACTATTTTCGCATCGGCGCTCCATACGTAAACGCATCTTCTTTACACCATTCTCAATACTATCAGATACATACAGCGCGTAGTCTACATTACCAAATCCTGGAATTGACCCGTAAACCGCTATATACAAAAACAAATACTCAGCAAATATAGTAGTTTTAGCTAAACCACGAGCACACATGTTAGCTGTGTTCTCTTTCTTACCTGCTATTTTATCCATCATCTTGTAATGTATTACCGGAGTCTTATTCTCTTCCCCCTTCTCACCATTAACTAATTTAATAAACGACACAAACTCTAATGCAAACTCACTAGGTACGTAAGTAGGATCATCATTGTAATCAATGTCATTAAGCCATTCATCTACTGTTTTTTTAACTAAAGACATTACTCACCCCCTATATATCCTAGCATCGTAAGTATTAAATAATCATTAAGCAATACTGCTAATGAATTTATGCATAGCATAAAAATCATGAGGTACATGGCACACAAGATACGGTTCGTATTATTCATCAATGACCTCGTAAGTTGTCTCAACAGGCGGCGGTGGCGGCGCATTTACCTTCCGAGCTAATATTTCACTATGTGCTATCTCTTTAGCACTAGATTGGCCATTTAAGATCATCTTTAATTGCTGTTGTGCAAGTGCTTTAGTAGTTGCACGTAGATCCTCTACTATGTCATTACTGTAGTTAATATCAATATCTAGTTTAGCGACAGCAGGAGCCGCTAG